TTGAAACCAAAAACAAACACCCCCTTGTTTTTCAACCCAATCTCTCGTTGCGTACGCTTCTGCTTTTGGAAGTGTTACGCACTTTTTTTCTTTGTCAACTTCCCAGCAGATATTTACGCGTATATAGGGCTCTTTGTATTTTTTCACGTCAGTAGTCCCAACGCACGCGCGGCTTTCCTTCCCTGATGCCAAGGTGAACAAATCCTTTGGGGGCACCGTATCCTAGCGAATAGGGCCATTTGGCATCGCACCAGCTCTGCACCGTGTACGTGTCAATTCCTTCTACGTAAAAATCAATAGCCCCCTTGGAAGGAGCGTCGTAGGTGTGTTCACTATTTTTGGCGCCACCCACTTGTGTGTTGATGGGCTCTGGCCTGGAAGCACTAGTGATAATGAGTGGTTTGTTACCAAAGTTGGTCCGCACCTTTTCCAAGAAAAGACATAGTTCTTTTGCTGTGTCGCATTGATATTGTTTGGTAAAACGACGCTTTTCCTGATTAAGAGTCAGTTCGCCATACGTGATATGAGGCGTAATTTTGTAACTGAATGGGCTCCAGGGATTGAAATTATTGTTGTGTGGATCTTTACTATCTTGCTTGCCGCCGCTATTTTGTAACTGGCGGTCCATAATCTGAATCAATTTTGTACTGTAATCAGGGTCAGTGGCATAACCCTCTTTAACTAAAAGCTGTGCACACTCGTTACGTGATGTAGCTCTATTAACGCCTTTAAAACGCCCAAAGTCTTTGTACCAACGGTCAACAAGATAGTGGACACACGTTGTTAAATCTGGGAAATCAATAAAGCCGGCCTGAATAGTAATCCATTTGCCATTGATGAATTCCTGTGTGTTAACTGTAGAGCCAGATCCCTTTAGTCCAAACGCGTTCCAAGTACCAGAGAAGTGTTTCCCCCAGCCTGATTCAAGTGCCCACTGTGCACAAACGCATTCGGGAAATTTTGCTCCCGCCTCTTTTGCGGCTGCGTATACACCTTCCCACGTATTGGAATGAGTGGGCAAAGGAGTTGGCTTGGCTCGATATTTAAGCTCAAAAGTCTCCAGGACAGAAGGATGAATCTGCCCTTGGAGCCACTCCCAGGCATCAATCTGATGCTGTTCTTTCTTAAAGAATTCTGCAGCGTCTGTGAGCTTAATTGACATATCGACCCGAGTCTTTTGTCAACTCTAGGTCAGGTCAATAATCACACAGGTTCGGACTCCTGTACTTCATCTTCTTCTGGTGCGTACTCCAGGGTATCCATTAATTGTTTCACCAGATCAATAGACATGGCAATTAAATTACCATCATTTGTAGTACGCGCAGATCCGTAAGAAGTAATGGCGGAAGCCAGTTCACTCTTTTTGCACGGCATAATACAAAGACAAAAATCTATTCTAAGGTTTTTCCGGCCAGCTAATGTCCCAGGGGAAGCCTTCTTGTTGTGGGATATTTCGTAAAAGCTGGCGATAATTTGCCCAGGCTTCCTGATTTACTGGGGAATCAATACACTGGGTCCAATCTGACTCAAGAAGTAATTGATTTCTTTTTACTCTGATTTCGTTTACTTTAGTGTTTGTTCGTTCTTTAATTTGTTCTGGTGTAGCGTTTTCAATTGTCCATGTCTCGAACCATTGCCCCTTTTTATCAGGAGCTGCAGAACGAATTAAATTTTGGGTGTGATTAATTTCTGGTGGTTCAGTTAATGTAACTGGACGCACGTTAAACATATCAACAACAGATTCATCAATGACATCTGGAAAACTAATGTGTTTATTTTCGTATTTTAAATCCGTAAGCGTATATGGATAGCGATCTACTTCGCCATCTTTGTTTAATCGGGCGTAAAACATAACTCTCCTGTCAGTTCAAAAAGCTGTTCTTTAATAACAGCATGGATAATGATTGACTTTGCTTGCTGTGCTTTATTTTCTTTTAAAAGATTGCACAAGTTGGCTTTAAAATCTTGCATATTAACATCTTCTTTGTATTCTATTTCAATTTTTTTAATTGCTCTTTCAAAATTATCAATATCAATTTGATAAGAAAAAATTTCTTCTTCTCGTGCTTCCAGGGCTTGCTTAAGAATGCTGACTTTTTTTGTTTGTGTCGTCATTGTGTAATCACATAAAAGCTAGAGAGCGACTTCCGTTCGAAGGCAGAGATCCTGGATCGGAATATTTTACACCAAAGCCAGTAGAGTCGTTCCAGGGATAAACCGCAACATAAGGACTTGTTGTGGAAGATACACCTACAAGGTCATTTGTTTTTGATACTGCTACAGTATAACTTGGTCCTGGCGGCAATGTGGATGGATTTGAAAATTTACTACCAAAACCGGTTGTTTGATCAAAAGCGTGTGCTTCAAGATACGGTGAATTTGTGCTAGATGTAAAAACAGTTTTACCACTGGCCGAAAACCGCAAGCCTGTTAAGCTTGCCATGAAACTTGTCGCATTATTGATTACTGTTCCCCAACCCCCAGCGAAATTAAGCGCTCGCAACCCACTTAGTGAACTAGAGGTTGAACCAATTGCAACAACCGTATCAGATGGGTGCCAATCATTCATATTCCACGAACCCGAGCCTTGAGAGCTTTCTGAGGCAGTGCCTAAGTTAACAGTAGTTGCAACCCAACCATCGGTCCATGGGTAAAAACGTGGGTTACCAATGCCACCTAAAACGTAATTACCAGCGTTACTAAATCTAAGATTGAGAGTAAGGCCGCCAACACCTGTGTTTTTTGTATTTACTTGATTTATGCTGGCCCCACTTGCTACGTGATAACGCCAAATACTTCCATCGCTTCCTGCAAATAATATGTAGTGATATCCCCCGCCAAATTCAGAAGGTTTTGTCGTAACTGAACCATATATGGTATCACTTGCAGGCCCCGTACTCTGCGTTATTCTTGCTCCAAAACCTGTAGCTTTTGACCAGGAGTAGAAAAACAGATTAGCACCAATTGAGGCGGTATTAGAAGGCCAAGCAATTACTGTTCCATCTGTTGTAAAAATTACAGAATTGTGCTGGACTGTTCCGCTGTCTGGTAGCGTACTTGGGTTGCTATATTTTGTTCCAAACCCACTTGCACGCGTAAAAGGATAAACGGTTATATATGGAGAGGAAGAATGGGTGACGGCAAGACAGCCATCATATTGTTGTTCTTTTTGAGAAGCTGCTAATAACTGTGTAGAAATTGGATCCATTTAGTTAGTGTAATTAGCTAAAAATGCACCGCGCCAACGTGTTCCGCCATTGTCAGTAACAAAAATAAACAAGCTAGTTTTACCAGCTGTCAATGTCGGCGCAATCCCTCCAGGCCACTCTACACCAGAAAACCATGTCACTGCTCCACTGTCATGCTGCAATTCAAGCGTAAAACAATAAGCGCGACTCGTAGGTACGTTGCTTGTCGTAAAAGTAGTGTTTGATGAAATGGTTTTTGTAAAATAATTCCCTGCACTACAGTCAACGTTGCTGGCAGCAATTGCCGTAATTCCGCTCCTATAAGATCCGGTAACATCAACAGTACTTGTATAAATACCGCCTGAAATCGTTTTGTTTGTAAGTGTTTGAGTGCCGGTGGCAAATACGTCTCCGCATCCAATATCATTTAATGTCCATGTTACGCTTGCGGAGCCATCAAAAGTTTTTGCAGTATTACCAATAGTAAATGTGCGTGCCGTTGTTAATGTTGCAGCAGAACCGGTAATATTAATTGCCCAATTACCAGTGGCGTTAGCGCCAATTGTGCTTGGTGCACCAATGGTGTTGTAGGAAATCGTAACGGCACCACTGCCATTAAACGTACTTCCTGAAACAACACCTGCTCCACCGTTGTTGAATGTTAATGCGTTTGTAGTATTTGCTGTAATCGTAATATCTGCAGATCCATTAAAAGAAGTGCCATTAATATTACGTGCCGTTTGAAATGTTGAGGCAGTGCTTGCATTTCCGGTAAGGTTTGCTGTAATTGTACCTGCGGCAAAATTACCAGAAGTATCTCTGACTACGACCTTATTTCCGGTGTTTGTAGATGTTGCATCAACAGCCCAAGTAACAGCACCGGATCCGTCATATGTACTGCCAGTTAAATAAGATCCGTTTGTAAGAGAAAAAGGATTTGCCGCTGTAATTGTAATATTTTGTGAACCATTAAAATCAGTGCCGTTGATTGTACGTGCGGTTTGTAATATTGTTGCAGTAGATGCGTTGCCACTCAAAGACGCTGTGATTGTACCCGCTGCAAAATTACCAGACGCGTCTCTCGCAACAACTTTACTTGCCGTGTTGGTAGTTGTTGCATCTACTGCCCATGTAGTTGCAAGTGATCCGTTAAAGCTGTCTCCTGTTAAGTAAGAACCGCGCGTAAGAGTATTTGTGGTATTGGCTGTGATTGTGATATCTCCAGTACCATTAAAACTAGTTCCATTAATATTGCGTGCCGTCTGCAAAGCCGTTGCAGATGCTGCATTACCTAGGATTGCAATATCCCATGTGCCAGATGCATTTGTGCCCGTGGTACTAGGAGCACCCAGTGTGTTGTAGGAAACAGTAATTGCGGCGCTACCATCATAGGTAATGCCTGTAGCGCTTCCCGTGCCGCTGTTGTTAAAAGTAACAGCATTAGCGGCCGTTGCGGGAATCGTAATATTGGCCGTACCATCAAATGCAACACCGTTAATGTTGCGTGCAGTTGCAAGTTTTGTTGCGGTTGCAGCATTTCCGCTTACGCTGATTCCCCAGGTACCAGTTGCATTGGAGCCAGAGATACTTGGAGAGCCAATTGTGTTGTAGGAAATTGTTCGAGCAACGCTTCCGTCAAATGTGGTTCCAGCAGTAGCGCCCGTTCCGCCTGCGTCAAAAGTGGCCGCATTAGTTGTACTACCACTAATCGTTATATTTGCAGAACCATCAAAACTAACACCGTTAATAGTACGTGCAGTCTGTAATGTGGTCGCAGTAGATGCGTTACCGGTTAATGGTCCTGTAAAGCCTGATGCAGTAACTGTCCCAGAAACATCAAACGCTGTTGCTGGATTTGTTTTATTAACACCAACTCTATTATTTGCAGCATCAATATAAAAAACACCGCTATCAATATTTACATTGCCGGAACTATCTACCAGGACACGTCCAACACCGCTTGTTGCAATACCAATCTGATTGGTTCCTGGAAAGTATAAACCTGTATCAACGTCCCCAATCGCAATAAGTCCAGGACTTGCGGCACTGCCGCTGCCAACAATTCCTGTGGTTACAGTAAGCGAGGCTAATGGGGATACTTCTGTAAAAGTACCTGTCGTAAATACTGCCGTTACACCGCTTACGTTTGTTCCTGTAAGGGTTGTAAAACGACCTGTATTACCAGTAATAACGGCGCCTGATACTTGTGTCGTGAAGACACCACTTACAAAATTAGCAGTGGTGCCAGTAAAAGTTACACCGCTTTGTGTTGTAAAACGAGAGGTTGTTCCCGTAACTGTTGTAAATAAACCGCTAACGCCCGTGACGGTAAGACCATAAACCCTGGTACCACCAATAACAACATCACCGGATACAGTCCCGGTAACTGTTAGGTTTCGTCCCAGATTTTCTGCAATACCTGAGACTGTTATATTGGCTTCCCCGATACCGTCTGTATAGGTAAGCGTATCAACCTTTAGAGTACCAAATGCCATTGTTTATTTTCTCCTTTTGATTACCAAGTTGATAATGCGGCCCGTTTCCAGGTATTTGTGTCGGTACAGACGTAGATATAATCACTGTCCCAGGTGATTTCACCTTTGGTGCCTGTAGCCGATGCACTAGCTGGCGTTTTTTCTTGGCCGATTTTTACATTTGCGTAGTATTGATCCAGGTAGGCGCGAAACTGCGTAAAGGTAATTTTACGATTACGCAGTGTTGGGTCAACTTCAAATACGTGAACAAGCGTCAGAATATCTTGGGTGTCAATATCCGCCCCATTAATGGATGGAAATTCACTAATCTTTCGGTTGCTCACGTACTTTTTACGCGCTCTTTTTATTCATTATAAAGGCAATTACTCAGCGCACTTTTACTTCAATCCGTGGCAAAAGGCTTGAAATGGCTGACCAACTCCATTGAATTCCTGTTACAATTCCACAAGAAAGGAGAATGACAAGGAGGAGTTCCGCAACAGTCAAGTTGCGACGTACATAAATGACTTGCGGTTGTGCAGGTGTCGCTGCTTGTTGTGCCAGGGTTTGCTGGATGGCTAACTGCCTAGCTCGCGCCTTAAGTTCTTCAAGCTGCTCAGGTGTTATTTCCGGTTGATTGGGAAAACGCACTGGCTGCTGACTGGGAGGAATTTGGTCTTCCATGGAAAACGCAAAAGATTTTCTCATACCTTAGCATTTAAAAAACAAGTTTGTTATGCAGTACGGAATACGTAAAGGTCTTGAAGACATTGCCCATGAACTAAAGGGAATCAAGACCGTTCTTTCTTCGTTGTGGCACAGCCGCTACGCAGACGGAGAGACAACAACACTGACTCCCGAGGCTTTTGCGGACGAATACATTTCGACAGAAGAATGCGGAAGACGCCTTGGCGTATCTGACCAAACGATTAGAAACTGGATTTCAATTGGACGAAAAACTCCAGAAAAAGGCTGGGTAGAGGGGGTCCATTACGTCAATGTATCTCCGGATCACAGAAAGAAAGCTTTGATCCGAATACCCTGGAACCGCTTGATCCAATCATTTGCAAAAAACAAAGAGATTGGTTTTTCTGATCTAAGAAGTGGCAATGCCTTATATGCGCCACGTCCCTTTGGGCGCTTGGAATAATGGCTCATCGCTTTCAAGGGGTCATTATCTCTTCTGTCTCAGTTGAGAACTACAAAGCAACGCTTCCTTCTTCCCTGGCCTTACAAGTCGAAATGTTCCTTCCCCCTGAAGGATCATTTGATGACGGTTGCCTCCAGCGCTATTTGGAAAATCTGCGGAACTATGAACAGGAAGATTTAAATTCCAACATGACCTTGGCAAATCGCTTGCGTTTGGCCTTTAAGGATATGCAAGTTGACACTATATGTGGCAAATTTCCCCAGGCGGAACTGCCTTTGAAAAGACGGTTACGTTGCGTTGCTGAATATCTTATCCGCTCAGGCGAATTCAACAAAGTTCGTGATGAAAACGGAAAGCTAGTTAAGAAAAGAGGAATTCTGGGCAAGCTTGTCGTCATGTACCAGCCAACGGAAAAACTTGTAGAATCGCTTCAACGACAAGGATTACTAGAAAAATGAACCGCCGCGAAAAATTAATCACTTCCGTGATTGGCCCAGGGCTGGATGAGACGCGCAGCAAAATGCTTGATGCCACCATGAAGCTTATCCTGGGCGATATGGGAGGACTTTATGTAAAGTTTTGGGAAGCAGAGGGTCCAGGTGTCATGTGTTTTCAGCCAAACTCAGATCGCACTATGTTTTATCTGACGCTAAAAGAGATTCATTCTGCACAGGAACAGGAAGAACAGGCAAACAACGGAGATCTGGCCGAGACGTTTCGTCGTATCTTGTCTGCTGCTCAAAAGATTGATCCACAGGAAAAAGCTGGTTACCTCATCAACGATGGCGCAGGCATTCGCTATTTGGAAATAGACTATAACGAACAGTCGGAAAAATAAAAATGACAGGATTTGCAACTGCAATTAGACGCGAGGATGCTGAGTTAATCACAAATCGTGATCTTGTCAATGCTGCCAATGCTGTAATGGGCGGTATTGATTTAGATGTGGCCAGCTCTGCGGTTGCAAATGAATACGTCGGTGCGCAAGAGTACTACACTCCATCGCAAGACGGCTTGAATGCACAACCTTGGTTTGGAAAAGTTTACCTCTTCCCTCCAAGTGGCTGCTACTTCTGGGATCAAAAGAACCAGCGGTGGAAAATGACACGGGCGTCATCCATGACACTTACCTCGTCTCATGCCGTTTGGTTTCGACGTTTATATCGCGAGTGGATTGCTGGTGAAGTAGAGCAAGGAATTTATTTCACCAACTGTCCTGACATGATTCGTTATGAACAAAAAATCTTTGATTTCCCGGTGTGCATTTTAAGAACTGCCCCAATCTTAATGCGGAACATCAAGGGGGAGGTAAAGCCACATAAAACTTGCACTTCTTTTGTCGTCTACCTCCCCCCTATAAATGACAGCACAGCAGCTATCGAACGTTTTGTAGAAATTTATTCGGAAAAGGGAAGAGTCATCTGTTAATTTCGGTATACTAAAGGACGATTCCAAGGATTTATGAGCGTCCTGGCCGACTGGGAAATCAAAAAACTTGCTGAAGAAGAGGAGATGATTGCTCCCTTTGTTGATCGTCTGATTAACAAAGAAGGAGAACGCAAACTTTTGAGCTATGGCCTTAGCTCATACGGCTATGACATCCGTCTTTCTCCCAAACAATGCCTAATCTTTGGCAAAGTGCAAGCGGGGGATTGTGATCCAAAGAACTTTGATCCTGACATTCTTAAACCAGCTGAACTTTTCGAAGACGAACGAGGCGAATATTTCTTGCTTCCTCCATATGGATACTGTCTTGGTGTTGCTCAAGAACGGCTAAAGCTTCCCAGAGATGTCACTGTTGTTGCCGTAGGTAAATCAACCTATGCACGGTCGGGAATCCTGGTCAACATTACGCCTGCTGAAAGCGGATGGGAAGGTTACCTGACGCTGGAAATCAGTAACTGCACTGGACTCTTCAATCGCATCTATGCCAATGAAGGGATTACACAACTACTGTTCTATCGTGGCAACCCTTGCCGTACCACGTATCAAGACCGGAAAGGTAAGTATCAAGACCAACCTAACAATGTGGTCTTTTCCCAGGTTTAGACAAAAGGTTTCCCAAAGTTAGGCTTAGGTTTTCGGGCGTAGCCAATTGCTCCGCTGCGCCCCCCTGAGTCTCCAGTGGTAGGAAGCTCTGTCCCCTCAATAGAAGCTCTGGACCTGGGAGTCTTCCCTCGAATGGAGGGCTCTGAAATACCGGTGCGTTGTTGATATGCTCCAGCGGTACGTGCTGCTTTCATGTAACGGGCAACACGTTCTTGATTGTTATTAATGCTCTCTGTAGCAAACCGCTCTTCTGGATCCAGACGACGTAGATCCGTGTCATAAGCCTGTTCCGGACGCAAATCAGAAACTTCGGCTCCTGATGTACCAGAGTTTTGACTTGCTTTCAAAGTCTTAAATGTTTGCCATCTTATTATTGTAAAAGACCTGAATCAATGTTTAGCCGTGATGCATTCTGCCGCTGGGTTTCTTGACTCTTTTGTGCAAGACGAAGTGAAGTGCCGTTGTCTTGATGAAGAAGATTTTGGCGCCCCTCTCGATAACGAAGAAAATGACGTACCATTGTATGACATGTACAACAGAGGATTAGTTGCATGCCAACAGGGACTCGAAAGGAACCCATTGAATCTCGAGGGTCAACGGCTAGGAACGACGGGTTACATCCCATCGATGGAGGAGGGCCTATCACTTGGAGCTTCACCGCGCCCGAAAACACTGGTACTGGAGCTACCGGAACCGGAGGAAAGGGAACAGATGCTTTCGGCAAAACGTCGTGGTTTGATCCGGTAGACCAAATCACAGTATTTAGCGATAAACCTGCTATGGAATGCAAGGATGGCGTTTGCCCGGTACCTTGGGCTGTCAAGGAAAAAGCGCCTGTGATCCAAGAGGACGAGGTGAATCATCCTCCGCACTACACCGATGGCGAAATTGAGTGCATTGAGGCAATTGAAGCTGCTTTAACACCGGAAGAATTCCGTGGTTATTGCAAAGGCAATTTAATGAAGTATGGTTGGCGTGAACGAATGAAAGGCGGTACCAAGTCACTGAAAAAAGGTCAGTGGTACTTAGATCGCCTTATTGCGTTTGACGAAGCTCAAAACGGCTGAAGTTCGTCGTCATCATCCTCGTCGTCGTATGTGCATGCGGCGGCGAGTTCTTCTAATTCCAAGTCAGTTGGAATGTCAAAATCAATTGATATATTCTCGTCTTCCAGAAGAGATTTGATCGCGTACCATTCCATTAGTCGTTGATGGTACAGGTTAAGAAGAGCGTAATACAGTTCGTCCCAGGTTAGCTCACGTGCCGCAAGCTCTGCTTTCCGCATAGAGAACTGCAGTTCCAATGGAAGCTCGTACTCTCTCGCTTCGACTGACTCTTCCATTCCTCTCTGCATGTTTCAGATGCAACTATTCTAAGTCTATCTGCCAAACAATAAATATGCGTCATCTTCCTCAATCCCCCAAGGGTCTTCTTCTGTTTGGAAGTTGTTGGCAAATTCGGAGAGCACATAGGGATTGATGGCTTCTTCTAATTGCCTAATTGCGTTAACCTGCTTTGCAGATGCAGTGTAATTACGGAAGGCAGTCAGTAAAACACTGTTGGCATAGTCGGGAATATTGCTTACCCCCTGGAGGAATAAATCAATTTCTTCTCTGCGCCGATCCAAGAGACCCCCGATGACTTTATGATCAGCATCAAAAATCCATCGACTTATTTCGTGAGTAACGCTCTCGTAGTTTTCCAGCTCAAGATGGTCGATGATGCTTGTGTACAAAAAGGATTCCCAGCCGATTGAGTGCACAAATGAAATCAAAGCTTGGAGCATGTGGCTTTCTAGTCCAAAGTTAAGTTTTAATAGCTGTGTTTCGATTAAGTTAATCTCGTGAAACAAGTATTCCAAGGCTTTTTCTTTACTGCAACAATGCCCTTTTCGCACTGGGGAACCGTCTGGGTAAAATTGTGTGCCATACCCAAAGGTGTAGGGATCACCGCCAGTGGTCGGATCGGGGTAAGCTTTTTCGTTGAATCCTTCGTATTTACGAATTAAATTAATAGCACACGAAAGATCCGACATGGGAGTAATCATTATTACTCCCAATATACATAAATTTTATTTACCTTGGCCGCGTAGCTTCTTCTTGCCTCGGCGTTCAGGACGGCTATTTTGACCTTGACCAATAGAAGTGGTCTTGGGCTTGCCCTCAATGTGAGTGGTGGTTGATTTGGGTTTGGCCATGCTGGAAAGTAATCAGCCCATGCAGCTTAGCGGAGAAATCACCATTTGACACGGTGGCTCCAGTAACGTGCTGACATCTTGTCAGGATTGGGATCCTGGGCGTTATGGCGGGCATAGTACGAACGCTTACGTGCTTTATCTTTCTCTGTTTTGGGGTGTTTACCAGCTCCCTCTACGCCTTGTTGTCCGAATCGGATAATCTTTTCCTCGCCTCCTTCGCACGCTTTTACCACATGTGATTTTGTTTTGTGCCCAGGGGTGCGACGGGGTTTATTGCAAGGCATGGAATCCTTCGCAAGTTTTGCTGCCTTTGCTGCCCGCTTATGTGTATCAGACATCAGAATTTAAACCCGCCAAACATTGATGTAAATTCATTTAAGATTTGTTGCCCGCTCTTTGATTTAGCGTTATCATCTTCATCTTCCAACATTGTAAGATAGCCAGACGTTTTACTTGTCTTTGCGGTAGAAGTTGTTGTAGGTTTCGTGGATGTTGTATCAAATAAACTCTCGGCGGCTCCCATCACCTCGAAAGGATCTTTGCTCTTCAAACTAGCCCAGACACTTCCTTCGGTATCCGTGCCTTTCTGTCCCTGGCTTAGTAATGCCATTTCACTCCTGTTCACATCAGGCATAAAATTGGTATAAAATTCATCTTCAGTTCCAGAGAAGCCAGCGTTCTTGAATACGTTATATAACGTAGTCTCTCCTTCTGACTTAACGGTTTTTGCGTCTTCAGGTCTTTGGATGTATTCAATTCCTAGTAACTCCTGGGTTGGCGTCTTGTTTTGTTTGTTGATTTGTTCAATAGCATTTCGAATTGATTCAGCGGGAACTGTCCTAACCGTTTGCATTAACAGTTTTTTAACTTCTTCTATGGGTTGACCTGTATCTTCAATGTTGTATTGCTTGAGAGTTTCCTTCCAGGCTTCTGGTGTTTTGGCCGGGTCTAGACCGTTGAGCAAAACATCTGCGATTTGTTCCGGAGTTACAAATTCCAAAAACACATTAGAGCCATAATTTTTTTCTGCTTCTGATAATGTTGTCGCAAGATCTTTCTGAATAAAATCTATCAAGTCTTTATTGCTCAACGCATCTGAAGCTGCATCATATTGTTTATCCTTTCCAAGGACTTGATAATGTAGTTGTGCAAATTGATCTTTATTGTTCAAATCGACACCGTACTGATAAGCAAGCTGACTCCAGCTCACTCCGTTGACAGCAATAGTGTCTGGGTTATTCTTGGCGGCATCCCAATCTTTTGCGACGCTATCTTTTTGCAACTGATACAAGCTTGCTTTTGTGTCGTTCCCCCCTGGATTAAAATAAAACTCAGGATCAAAATAACGAGTTGCGCCAGTAGCAGCGAGATCTTTAATAAATGATTGTGCTTTTAACGTACCTAATTCTTTCAGCTTGTTAGACACTGTCTGAGTCTGCAAGATATTTTGTTCGCTCTCGAGAACATCCAAATAACTTACAAATTCCGACATTGACTTAGAAGTGTCAAAACGTGGCTTTAAGTAGTCATTGATATAGCGCGTTGCAAATTCCTTGTCGAGTTCATACTCTTTGGTTGCATCTGTTGGGTCTTGTATTTTTTCAAGAGTTTCATATCTTTTTGTTAGTGTATTATCAAACCATTGTTGCCAGTTGTATTGAACATTATTGCCCATTCCCAAGGCATTTTTTAAACCTTTGGTTACTTTTTCTTCTGCTTTGCTTCCTCCCATAATATTTAAATAACCACCAATGCCCGTATCTCCCAAAATCGAATTGGATAAATTAGAAGTTAAATTGTAAACTTCCGAGAATTCTGGCATGCGACTCATGAAGTCAGTCTGAGTCTCTTTCCATTTGGCCTTTTTTAATTCGTTAAGGCTTTCTTTTAGGGTGTCTGACACCAATGCGTTGAAACGAAGTTCGCCTTGTTCATTAACGTATTTCTGTGTTTCTCTTTCGACTAAAGAAGTTTCCCCTGCTCCCTTTGCCAAGAGAGTGTCCCGCATGATCTGTTGCTCTCTGTCAGTTGGCACCCACTTTTCTTGGTATTGTTTTGCAGTTTGAAGATCTTGTACTTCGTTTGCGCGTATACCTGAGTGCTTGCCAACTGTCGTGTAGTGATACTGAAGGTAAGTGTCTGGGTCATATCGCTCAGTAATATCTACATCTGGCAGAGACTGGTCGCCAAATTCCACTGCTTTTTCTGCTTCTTTCCACTTCTGCACAACGTCTGGCACTTGTTTGGAATAATAAGTAGCATCAAACTCGCCCACGGGGGGCTTTGCTCCATTGCTTGTATTCCATTTCGTCGATACGTTTTTTGATTTATAAAAATCTGTAATTGCAGTTAAAGCTTCTGTGGGAATATATTTTTTGACAATATCTTTACCATATTTGTTTTGTATGTTTGCTAGCTGTGATTTATAGGTACCTGGTAAAGCCGCATTAAAGCGTTGGGCAATATCTGCGGCAATAGCATTCTCTTCTTCATTATCTGTTTCCAGATATTTCAAAACAGGTTGCCCATTAACAACCGTGGAAGTAAAAGAAGCCATTAGGAAGCAAGGTAGTGATCTTTAAAGCTAGATAGGTTAATGATTTCATTTTCCATCCAGGTTTTTATTTTAGCTAATTTTTCTTCCGTAAAATATTCTTGCTGCTTAAACCACTCCTCCATATTGCTAGACGCTTTATTTGAATTGCAACGTCGACAGCAAGGAACCAGGTTATTTCGATTAGATGAACCGGATTTAAAACGAGGTACTACGTGATCCAAACTTGTTGCCGGCTCTTGGCAATAGCCACATTTATGGTCCCAAGCTTTATATATCTCTTCTCTGAAACGTTTTTTTGCAAGTTTTGGCTTTAGTTCAACTAGCAGGGCGAGGGGCTCGTGCTGGCTGCAAAACATGCTATTTAATTGCCGTTAATTCATTCTAGTTTGCCCACATATGTTCCTCTGTAAAACAAAGAGATAAAACTTTCCTTAAAGGCGTTGACAAGCCCTTGACTCGCGGTAGGTTATAAGGGTAACCACTGCCACTCCAATGGCTAAGCATCCCGGCTGGGTCTCAATCCAGCAAGCAGAACAGCTCCTCGGCATTGACAAGAAAACCCTATTCCAGTACCGAGATGACGGCACGCTGAAGCTTGGTCCTCACTTTGCGGCATTCCCTGGCACCATGTCCAGGGACAGCTATAAGTGGAATGTGTCTGCCGTCAGGAAGCACCTGCATAAACAGGGTATGGTGCCTGTTGCAGTGTAAGCTACCTTACAAAGCGGGGATAAGAGGATGTATGGCAGCTCTACAAATTGTAGAGCTGTTTTTTATTGCTGGCAGTATACCAATACATTTTGCACAAACCAACCCATGTGATACCCTCGTTTCATGTCTTTGATTAAAGCGTCTTCTATCCCTGGCATATGACATAGACCAGGTGTTTTATCCATTAGGTCTCTCCAGTATTCTTTTGGTTTGCAGTTAATGTGGCCAACCCCACCTTGACCAGGGGCTGCTGCTGTCCAAATTAAAATTCCTCTTGGTGCTAAACAACGCAAAATAGCTTGGATGATTTCTTTGTTTTTGGATTCATCCATGTGCTCAGCTACTTCCATACACAAAACTACGCCAGCCTTTTCTTCAGGCGTGACAGTTAAAAGATCTTGGCAAAAAAGATTGGGCTTACCTTCTATCCGTGGATCAATATCGTATCCAATTGCATCAATCCCTAGTTCATTAAAACATTCAACATAAGTCCCTGGTCCGCAACCAAGATCGATCAGCAGATCGGGACTAAAGTAAGCATCGTCAATCCAGCGAGCTAACCTTTTGGCAAAGGGTTTTTCCTCTATATCAAGACTGGTGTAATCAATGACATCATGATTTTTCAGTTGATACCAACCTTTGTCCCATAACGCATTAATATCCTTGAATATTTTGTCATACTTTTCACCGCAGGCTTCCAGGCTATAACGATCTCTGGTGATACGAGCAATTTTTTTTCGGTCAAGATCACCTGTTTTTTCGATGGCGTCGATCCAATCTTGAAGCGTGTGACACCTGAATCCTGTGACACCATCCACGATGGTCTCTGTAAATGCACCGTAATCAACGGCAATCAACGGAGTACCACATAACATTGCCTCTACACCACTCCCCCCAAACGGCTCAGTAAAGTTTGTTGGCATCAATGCGGCTCGTGCGTTACGCAAAAAGTTGGAACGCTCCATGCCAGAGATGGGGCCTTCATAAAAAATGTTGGGGTGTTCCCAGGGGGATGGATCTCCTTGTCCATGGAGAATGATGGGCCAAGGGCTGTAATCTGCAATGGCACGAATGGTGTCCATTCCTTTGGCGTTGCAAATGCGGCCAAGGAAAGCTAGATAATCTCCACTTTTTTCATTTGGCTCCCAATCATCTAAATCAAAGTAGTTAGGCACAACCCACTCGTAATTACGCCCTTGTCTGTCTTCTTTTCCCTGGTGATAATGCATCCAGGCGTAAGACTCGAAGATCCGAAAAGTATTCGGCATCAAAGTTGGATAGCCAATACCAGTCTCAACGTGATGATTATTAGGAAACTCGGTTAAAAGTCTTTGATGTGCATGTCCAAACGGATGGCAGATAATGTCTTTTTCTTTGACACGTTGATGCAGTTCAACAATTAAACGCTCTTCAAATAACTGGTGGGCAGGGCTGCCAACACAGGCGTGATCTCCAAAGAAATCAGTTTTCTCACGTTTTCCAAAGAAAGAATTAAACTGTTCTTTATTTAAAATTTCTACATGCTTATCAGCTGTAGACTCACTGTTAAAATTTGAATACTCAATAACTTCATATCCAAAACGCTGCATCATCTTGGGAAAACGCAAGACCTTTCCCGTAAATGCGCAATGCGAATAACCAAGGGTTGTTTGTGTATGAAATAAACCCAACAGGTGGAGAACAGGTTTCGACATCGAAACAGATAAGCTGCTTAGACTATAGCAACTTATAGATTGCCTGATTCTTCTTCGGTTGTTGAAGAGCCTATTAAATAGGCATAATTATTGTCAGGATCGGGGACAGCGCGACATCCTTCTGGTGGATTCCACGGGGAGATTCCATCCCAAAGAATTCGATTAACACACTGACCTTCAGCGTTGAGAATTGCGTACCGCATCGTTACCAGCTCCAAATACGAACAACACCGGCACCGCCATTGCCTCCGGCACCTGAATTGGCTCCGTTCAATGAGGCGCCTCCACCTCCTCCTCCTCCTCCAGGGAATGCGCCAGCACCACCTGTTTTTACAGAAGAGGATCCACCACCTCCTCCTCCATCTCCATAAGTAGGGCCAACTCCACCAGCAGTTGATCCACTACCTGCAGTGCCTCCACCACCATTAGTGCTAACTCCGTAAGAACTTTGCTTCTGGTGAGAAAAACCTTGTCCGCCTGCTCCTCCATTAGCAGTAACGTTACTTGATGCAATGCTTCCTCCTGCACCACCACCACCGGGACCTAGGTTAGACCTAAACCCATTACTTCCTGTGCCAGTAGTCGTTGAATCGCCACCGTCAGCACCAAAGATTAGTGCGGTTGTGCCAAAGGAACTTGCATCTCCACCTGCAGCAATCGCCGTTGATCCTCCGTTTCCGTTATCGCCTGGCGCAGCCAATACTAAGGAACCAAAAGAAGATCCTCCTCCTTCTGTACCTGCATTTCCGTTCGTTGATGTTGTAGTAACCGCTGCGCCACCAGTGCCGCCAGCGCCAACGGTAACTGTCTCAGTAGCGCCAACGATAGAAGCAGGCATGTACCGGCTGACCCAAAGACCGCCACCGCCGCCACCGCCGCCAGTTCGCGTAGTAGCTGACGCACCTTGACGACCTGATCCGCCACCACCGCCACCAGCAACACACTCTACATAAACCGTATTAACACCTGCTGGCTTAGTCCAGGTTCCGCTACTAGAGAATTCTTGGTAATTTCCAAATGCTGGGCCAGTAGCTCCAGTGGCGCCAGTAGGGCCTGTAGCGCCTCCGGGGGAACCCGCAGGTCCCGTGGGGCCTGTTACTCCTGTTGCACCTGTTGCACCGTTTACACCGTCGTCGCCTGTTCTACTAAAAGTTAATACGGCTTGAGTTCCATTGATTGGTAACGTGCCCGATATATAACCTACTGTTATTTTGTAATAACCTGTTGCAGGCGTAACTGCAGTAACCGTCCAAGTATTAATAGTGCTTCCCGTAACAAAAGGCGTTTGAATTGTTAAGTAACCCTTTACAGTGCTTGTTGAATCATCCCAGGTGTCAAACCAAGCTGTTTGATCATTGGAATTAAAATCATTGTTATCAATATAAATCTGCGTAACAGAACTAATTGTGCCGCTGTTGTAACGAAAAGTACCGGTTCCAGGATCAGAATCAGCTGTTGAATTACTGAAGTCATAACGAACGCCTCCCCGTGGCCCCGTAGGACCGGTTGTTCCTTGCACACCAGTGGCACCTGTAGCTCCATTTGTACCAGCAACACCTGTAGCTCCAGTGGCACCTGTAGCTCCATTTGTACCAGCAACACCTGTAGCTCCAGTGGCACCCGTAGCACCACCTGGAGTTCCTTGGGGACCTGTAGCACCTGTAACGCCAGTGGCACCAGTGGGGCCTGTTGCACCATCAACACCTAGGACACCAGTGGCACCTTGCACGCCAGTGGCACCTTGCACGCCAGTGGCACCGGTAATTCCAATGGAGCCGGTGGGGCCTTGTACGCCAGTAGCACCTTGCACACCAGTGGCACCTGTGATTCCAACAGCACCCGTGGAACCCTGTGGACCAGTGGCACCGGTAGCACCTGTAACGCCGTTAGTACCAGCAACTCCAGTGGGGCCCTGAATACCTGTTGGGCCAGTGGATCCTTGTGGGCCAGTGGGCCCAACAAGACCATTAACTAACGCCAAAAAGACAGCCTGGTTATTAGAAAAATTAGATGATCCAGTACCGCCAGAAGCTACAAGACTTACTGGGTAACTCCAGTAACTGTTTGCTGTTCCAGGATTTGTATTGGATGGAGCACCATTGATTTGCCAAGTTTGGTAATTAACACTTGCACTTTGATCTTGAATTGTAAGTTTTTCTGTTTGAAACAATAAAGCTAAAAAGATATCGGCGTCAATATTGTCGCTCGTTAAATGACTAACGCTAATACTTGTTGAGCTTGTTTGCGTAGAATTGTTCCAAATTAGATAGCCTGCACCAGGATCACCTGTCGTCGCTGTTGTCTTTGTATTGTATTTAAACAAACTTGAAGAATAGCCGGGAACACCTGTAGGGCCTTGTATACCAGTGGCTCCCGTTGGTCCGGTAATACCTTGCGGTCCAGTTACTCCCGTCGCACCTTGTACGCCTGTTACACCTGTAGGGCCACCAGGGCCAGTGGTACCTTGCGGACCGGTGGCACCTGTAGCACCTGTTGCGCCTGTAGGACCTGCAATGCCTGTTGCTCCAACCGGTCCCGTTGCGCCATCAACACCTAGGGCGCCTGTAGGGCCTTGCACGCCTGTAGGGCCTTGCACACCAGTGGCACCTGTGATTCCAATGGAACCGGTGGCACCCGGAACTCCTGTAGGACCTTGCGCACCAGAGGGTCCAGAGGGTCCGGTGGGGCCTGTTGTTCCTTGATTCCCCGTGGGACCGGTAGCGCCTAAATCTCCTGTTCTTGAAAACTCGATCGTTAAAAGAGTGCCATCCCCTGGAAGAGACCCGATAACATATTCAACTGGGACAATGTAGTAGCCAGTTGCCCCTGTAATAGTTCCTGTAATCCTGAAAATATTTAATGACGTGCCGCTACTAGTGGCATCATTGATTGTTAAGTAACCTTTTACTGAGGAAGAAGAATCATCCCACGAAGTAATCCATGCCGCTTGGCTAGTGTTGTTGACATCTGCATTATCAATGTAAATAAATGTAACACTTGAAATAGTAGAGCTGTTATAACGGAATATACCCGTACCAGGATCGACGTTAACTGTCGAAGCACTGAAATTATAACGTACGCCTCCACGGAGACCTGTTGCTCCGGTGGGGCCTGTTGTTCCTTGTACGCCAGTGGGACCGGTTGTTCCCTGTGCACCTGTGGGTCCTTCGACACCGGTAGGTCCTTCAATACCAGTGGGACCAGTAGCTCCTTCTGGACCAGTAGCTCCCGTGGGACCTGTAATGCCTTGTGCGCCAGTAGCTCCTGTTGTTCCCTGTGCACCTGTCGGACCGGCAATTCCGGTGGGGCCTGTTGTTCCCTGTGGACCAGTAGCACCTTGAATACCGGTAACACCTGTAGGACCCGTTGTTCCTTGCGGACCGGTAGGACCTGTTGTCCCTTGAATACCGGTAGGACCTGTTGTTCCCTGAACGCCAGTAGGTCCTGTAGCTCCTCCAGGACTGCCCGCAGGTCCCGTAGGACCGATCATCGCATAAACTTTTTCCAGACCAGTGGCGTCATAGACGTGCCAATTGCCTTCTTGATCTAGAACTAATTCTTCACCTGCAGCAAGCGCTCCTTCCCATACCGTGGTAACCGTTGTACCATCGGTATGTTGAACATCTAACGTATTAGAAACAGAGGCTGATTCATTTTTAAAGTAAAGTGTTCTTACATTACGTTGAATATTCTCATCAGGGGATTCAACAATTGTTGTTGTTGTAGCAGAAGAAATAACAGTATTTTTGCGTTCGGGGTTGATGACACCATTGTCGTTATCGACATAGGAAGCATGCACTTCTAGCGATGCTGCACTAGAGGTAACAACTTGAATTAAATCTGTGGTAGAACCAAGGATTAGCACTGTCTTTCGCTCGTTGTTTCTATTTTAAAACAAATTATTAAGTTCCTGGTTTTTCACCAAGGGACGGACTGTACGCCGCACCGTTCTTGTCGTACATGGTGAATCCACTAATTTTAATATAAGTCAGAGGAATATTAAAAAGACGTTGCAACATAGGCTGCATGTGTTGCGCTTGAGCGTTATAAGGCGGAACGTCCATATAAGAAAACGCTTCAATCGATAATTTACGTAGGCGTTTATCCTGCTCTTCCTGTGTTTGAGCAACAAGTTCCTGCTCCCAAGCGGCCATGCTTCCCGCTCCAACAGGAAAGTCAGAAGGCTCTGGAGGAAAAACGTCATCTTGAAAACGCATCGCATAGATATGTTTGCAATAACGCAACTCGTCTAATACAGGCGTCCAAAAGTCGCTTAATGATGTTATCTGAATTTGTGGTATAGCACTTGCATCTGTTTGCACGGTAATAGAAGAGTAGTCTTCGTATGACGGCATGCCTTCTGCCGCAGAGCCGCTTAATCCTGGATTAGTTGTAGACCTTGTATACAAAGCGCCAAATTCACTGTAAACACCTGGGTTGTCCCTGGCCGCCAAGATATTAACAATGTTTTCCGTTGTTACCGTATCAGGAAGAATAAATTCCTCCCCTGGGGCTACGATCTGAAGAATACGGTCAACATCGGCGTCTGTCATCAAAGCATTGTCAACCACTCCTGCATTCTTTAAGATCTCATAACGTCCGGGTTTAACACTGGCAATCGAAGAACGTGGAAAGGCGCGTTTATTACTAGCGCCTAAATTCATCATGTAACTGTATTGCCGATGTGTGAAATCTTGACATGTGCAGCAATACCTAGGGCCAGTGATAAAGTAACGTCCAATAGCTGGAGGACGTGTAGCCGGACTTACCAGTGCTCGATCGGGAGTAGCTTCGACAGATCCTGCTTTTTTAAACTTGAGGATTCCGGTTTCTTCATCAGTATCAACAAGAACAGCCTGAACGTATCCGTATCTTTTTTGTGTGGTTGGATCGATTGTATCCCGGTCGATAATCGTCCCATCTTTTGACAGGATTCGATCTTCCAAGACTTCGCCATTAAGTGCTTTTAATCCTTCAAGTCCTGTTCCCAAGTCAACATACAAAGGAGGAGGCAGTTTATTTCCCTTCGTCCAAACGCCATTTAATTTGACGTACCAGTAGTCGGCATCTTCTGTAACAGATCCAATATATGCATCGATGTTTCTTGTTTGTTTTGCTTCTTCATCGAACCACTGACCAGGATCCTCGTAATCGTAAAGACCGTGATCAAATGAATAGCGATTTAAAAGAGCAACATAGGATTTAAGTTTGTCAAAACGAACACTGCCAGGTGTTTTTTTACCGGCCCAGTGCATGCGAAACTCTTTGCTCCGCGTTGGAAATCCTTGAAAGTAGCCGAGAATATCTGGATACTCCGTACCCTTAGGCAAGAACCCTTCGGGAAACGGAACGGTGTATTTAAACCTATAAGAAAGATTATTTGTATAGGAGGAAGACGTTGCTATCTCGTAACCGCGTCTCCATCTCGCCCATGCCGATTCTCTATTTGCAGCAGATAAAGAATCAGGAATTGAGCCCAAGGAAAACTCAGTCGTTATTGGTTTGACACCATTGACCGCAAAAGCTCTTGTGTCATTAAAACTGCCAAAAGAGCTTCCACTCTTTCTAGCCATTTTTAGAAGAATCCGCCTTGAGCAATAACGTGAGCGCCAGGGTTATATCCCGAGATATTTGGACCATCTGGGAACACGCCCACATAAATACGGTCGCCACGTTCCAGGTAGATGCCCTTATTGCGAAGAGGGGCAGTAGAGCCAAGTCCGGTGGTAACACCCGCTTGTGGCATTGGTGCTGCCAATTGCGGCAGAAGATCTGAACAATCAACTGAACCGCTGTTGGCGGGAACGGTTTTGGCAAACAATACGCGGTAATCGCCCGATGCGGGAATAGGAGTCGTTGTATTACGCGTGTGGTAGAAAACAAAAGTAACGGCTGGGCGAGTGCCGTAATTTACACCGTTAAACGTAAAGCCACTGGAGGTACCACCCGAGTAGTGAAAAGCGGTATTTACGCCGGTAAGCGTCGTTGCTCCGGTGTAAGTGTAATAGCCAATACCGCTGGCGGGTGTGGTTGCAGTGATGACGCCAGTAGAGGTGACGTTAACGATTTGTCCGCTTACCAAGGAGATGACAGTTCCTGAGGTCGTTGTATTAACAACGTAGTCTGCTTCCCGATAGAAGTCATTGCGCGTGATCGTAATAGAGTCAATAACACCACCATTATTATTGTCTTCTTCCAGGGCAGCATCCATGTCCACAAGGATGGACGGTGCTTGTCCACCCTGCACAAACAATGTGTTTGTTGTTGCGTTACCAACAGTTTGCGTGGTTACACGCACCGTATCGAACAACGGACGGTCAACCAGAAGCGGCTGCTTATTCGTGCTAGTTGATGCCAAGGTTTTGCTGCGCTGTTACTGATTCGTTAATTCTAAC